GATCGGGCGGTTTGCCGAAGGGCCGCTGCGCCCGTTCGGCCAGCGTGAGGGTCAGGGCGTCCTGATACCCCGGCGGGAAGTCGAACGCATCCGACAACGCGACCGTGTCATCGAGCACCACGCGCGTCTGGAGCTGCACGCTGTAGGCGGCGGTCGGCACCGGCCAGAAGAACAGCTTCCCGTTCGGCCATTCCGGCTGGTAGTAGAGATCCGTTGGATACGTCGACGTGAGGGTCGGCGTCGATTGCCCCGCCCACCACTGGGCATCCCGCATCGTGATCGGGATATTCACCGGTGGGACGGAGGGCGTCAGCACCAGACTCGCCGCCTCGATCGCCACGGGCCGTTGGGACACGACGAATTGCCCCGACGGCCCGATCAGCGTCGGTGAGAGATTCGGCACGAGGGTGTAGGACTGGAACGCCGTGGCGTAGACGGCCCGCCGGTCGGCGTTCCAGCCGTTCAGGATCCGGCAGAGGAGCCGGAGGAACGTGTCGCCATCGGCGCCGCTGAGCACCTCGCCTTGGCCGAGGACGCCGATTTCCTGCGCGGCGTCGGTACAGAGGGTCAGGATGGTCAGCGGCATCCGATCACTTCTTCGTCGCCGGTTTGGCGGGCTCGTGTGCGTCGGCCGGGTGCGGGTGCGTGGTCGGCGTTGCGTCGTGCGGATGCCGGGCCGGGAGCGGAGACACCCCGTCCCATTCCCGGGGCTCTGCGACCGGCCAGTCTTTCTCCGGCTGGAGCGCCCAGCCGTCCTTGAGGGCCTGCTCGAGGTCCGCGTCGGTCTTGACGAGGCGATAGAGGCCGCCGGGCCAGTGGACGTAGCGCGGTACGGCCGGCGGGGGTGTGTCGTGGGCCGTCATGCGACCGCCGCCGCAGTGGAGCCGAGCCCATACACGATGTAGCTATCGCTCGGGTCGCCGTTCTTGAGCACCCCGGTCACCAGGATGGTGAGTTCCAGCCCGGAGAGCGTCGCCACGGTCAGGACCGTGCTCTTGCCGGTGCTCCCCGTGGCCGCCGTGCCGCCCGTGCCGGCGGCAATGGTCAGCGTCGTCGCACCGGTGTTGATGAACTTCATGTCGAACGACGCGCCCTGCGCACACGACGGAATCGCCGCATTCAGGAGCGCCGCGGTCGGCAGAATCAGACTCTGGGCATTCGTCGTGCTGCACACGAACAACCCGCCGAGACACTGTGCCGGGGTCGCCGTGAGCGGGCCGCCGCCGGTCGTCAGCGTGAGCAGGGTGGCGGTCCGCGTCGGGATGGGCACCGTGCCCATGCGCGGCTCGCCCAGGAGCGGAGAAAAGCCCGCCCCGTAGGGCGGCGTTCCAACAGTAGGCATCGCTGATCTCTCCTCAGGCGCAGCAGACCGCGACCGCGCAGTTATCCGAATACAAGCTGCCAAAGCCCATGAGCACATCGAAGCGGTGGATCATCTTCGACTGCACCGGATCCCACGCCTTGACGAACCGCACCGAAATCCCGGTATCGGGATCGCGCTGCTGCGAGGACATCTCGACCGCCTTCGGCACTTCCAACTTCACGCCCACGAGCGCAAACGCGTCGGGATGGATCGCGAGGCCGATCTTGCCGCTCTTCCCGTTCGGGCTCGCCGTGCCGGGGAACAAGGTGAGCGTCGCGCCCGCGGTCGGGAGCGCCGAGACGTTCTGATAGGGACTGCCGGGGCCGTAGATCGCCGGACTCACCGTCAGCGTCGCGGTCGTGCCCGATGCCGTGACCGGCGCCAGGACCGTGAAGGTCTTCGTGGTCGCGGTGGTCGTCGTGCGGCGGGTCATCGGGTTCGTGGCAAAGACCGCCGAGATCCCGACCTTATCGCCCTGGTTGAACGTATCGCCGTTGGTGCAGGTCACGTTCAGCACGCTGTCGCCGCTATTCGACGTGCTCGTCACCGTCACCGCGCCCGCCCACGTCCCGGCGGTATGCGTGTACAGCGACATCGACTCGTACCACTTGAACCCGTTCAGCACCCCGAGCGAGCCTTCTTTGAAGAGCGTGCTGATCTCATCGTCCGGGTTGTAGAGGGTCTGCAGCGACGGGGCAATCGCGGTATTGACTTGCGGGGGGATGATCATCCCCTTCTTCGCGCTCGGCGGGCAGGCCAGTTCGATCAGCCGCTGCCGTGCCTGCATCACGAAGGTGTTGTTGGTCGGGTCGGTCCCGAGAATGCCCACGATGTTGTTCGCGTTCTGATACGCGTACTTCGTGAACCGGCTGTCGATTTCCTGCGCGAGATAGGACATGCACGGGTCGAGGACCTGCTCGCGCAGCTGCGCATCCGGGCGGGTCACCTCGAGGGCCTTCGTGACGTCATCCCACTCGAGATCCGTCCCGAACACTTGATCCACCGTGACGGTGGTGTAGATCCGCTGGACGGCTTGCGGGTTGTACCCAAGGCCGTTGCGAATCACCGGCTGGAAGGGCCGCGGGACGCGCACCGTCTCGCCGACGGCAAATTCGCGTGTGAAGTTATCGTTGTAGGCGGTGTTCCCGAACTGGGCCACCGCGAGCTTGTTGGTCAACAACCGGAGACCTTCTTCGGTCAGCCAGTCGACCACACTCCACTGGTTCGCCATGTCAAGTTACCCGCGGCGTCGTGCGGCAATGTCGCGGGCATTCGCGGCATCCCGATAGCGCCGCCAATCGCCACTCGCCCGCGCCGCCTCGATCTCGTCGGCGGGCATCGAGGCCCGCGATCCGATCTCCGGCGGCGGCGGCGGGGCTTTGGTGACGGACGAAGGCGCGCGTGACGTCCCTGCGGTGCCGCTGATCTGCGTCCAGACTTGTCCCAGCCGGACTAACGCCGAGGCCGGCGGCATCGCCACCAGTTCCCGCGTCAGGTCCAGATGATCCGCCAGATACAGCGCGAGCCGCGCATTGCGGGATTCGCTGATCGCGTGGAAGATCGCGGTATTCGCCGGGGTATTGGGCAGATCCTTGAAGCGGTCGATCTGCTCGGCGTAGTCGGGCCGCTCGGCCTTGACCGCGTCGACTTGGGTCGACCACTCCTGGACAAACTGGCGCGACTGCGCCTCCCGGGCCTGCTGCCCCTGATACTCCGCAAGCACATATCGCGTGGTGTATTCCCCGTATTGGCCGTACGTCGCCGCGGGGAACGTCGCGAAAAACTGTTCTTCGGAGAGTTTGGGACGCGAAATATCCGGGGCGCGAAGGGTCGAGCCGAGATCCGGCGCGGCTGCGGGCGACGAGGCCGCAGGAGTTCCGTCTGGGACCGCCACCGGCCTCTGCGCCAACTCTTCGCGCAGCGCCGCACGCAGCTTCAATTTGTCTTGCAGCCCCACAATCTCCGCATCGAGTTCTGCGGAGCGGGCTTTCACGCCTTTGCCTTTGACTGGGGCCGAACCAGTCGGAGGACGCACGTCCGTTGACGCGGGCTGCGCCGCAGCCGGGGCGGGGGACGGGTCCGCAGCGTCGTCCGGGGTCGGGTCGCCGGGTTTCAGGCCGGTCAGGCGCCACTGTGCGCGTTCCGCGCTCGTCATGGTGGCGAGCGTGGGCGGGGCGGGCGCGTCGGGGGCCGCGGACGGGGCGGCGGGTGTGTCGTCGGTCGTGCTCAGAAAACACTCCTAAACGCAAAAAGGCCGTCAGCCCCCGGAAGGAAGCTAACGGCCTATGCCATGAACCGCACGGCGATCCGCGCGGGATGGACTTCAGGCGGTATTCAATTACTGGTCAGACGATGGTCGAGTCGAGACGAAAGATCGTTGAGGTGGCACGTCGCGTTTGTCAAGCACGATTCGCGTCGGGGGCGCCGGAATCTCCACGGTCGTCGGGACGCCTTGTCCGAAGTGCATCGTGACGGACCCGGTGAACTGCTCACGGTAGAGCCGCTGCAGCAGCGCCGGGAAGGTCTCGGAGATCATCCGCCAACCCTCGCCACGGCGGCCCGCTCAGCGTCCGTCATCCGGTCCAACACAGTCGCCCACGGCACATGGATCCGCTCCGCCAGCCCCATCGCTTTGCGCACCCGCTCGGCCGTCAGCGGCTTGGTCGTCTCGCGCAGCAACGCGCGGAGCAGATAGTCCACGGTGACCGGCCCGCTCAGCCCCATACCCTCACCGTCCGTCCGCGACCCGCCGGCTGATCTGAGGCCGCCGCTGGCCGGTCCCGAGCCACGCCCGCAACGCCGCCGCACAGGCCGCGCACAGATCCAGCGGCAACTGCACCACGCCTGCGTCTCCCGCTTCTTCGCCATCGGGCGACAGCCGGCTCCAGAGCCGCGTGGCCTGCCGGGCCGGCACCGCCTGCCAGCACCGATCGCACACATACTCCTGCCCCATTACTGCACCGTCTCCGGGGACAGTGCGTTCATCAACGCGGTAACGGCGAGAGCCGTGGTGGCGGGGGCGATGAACAGCACGTCCTCTGGCAGTTGAAGAACCGCCGCGATTGCGCCGCGATCTTCTTCAGTGGCGATGAGGTGCCCGCTGATGATTCTCGACAGCATCGACTCCGAAAGATGTGCCTGCCTCGCGAGGTCACACTGCTTCAGATCTTTGACGGCGATTACGCCAGCGAGCAGGGATAATCTTCGCGGCTCAGCAGCGATGATGTGCGCGCGTTTCCGCTCCGGAATGTCCCGTACCCGGCTTGAAAAACCGACTCGCCATGGATGCGTGACGCTGGGAATGGATCTAGGCATCTCGCTCTGCCGCCCCCATTACTGCACCGTCTCCGAGATGGGCTCGCTCAGCATGACGGCGATCACCTCCTTGACGGGTCCGTCCGGCAACGCCTCATACTGCATGGCCAGCTCGATCAGCCACTCGTGCTCGTCAAGGGACATCTCGGCGTCCAGCTCCGCGCAGATGATCGTGAGCACCGCCGACAACTCCGAGCGCCGCGCGTCACTCATAGCCTGCGCGGGTGTCATGGGCGCCATGATCTACACCCCCGATCCGTTGGTCCCGCTGTCCGGTTGCGCGGGCTGTGCAGGTTGTGGCGGCGGCTGCAGCGCCGCGGCCTGCTGCGCCTGCTGCAACGCGTGCGCATGCTCGAGCCGCGCCATCCCGATCTCGTGCAGCTGATCCGCCGTCTGCGTCCGCGCCTCGTGCAGATGCTGCACCGCCGTCACCATCGGCGCGAGCTTGATATCCAGTTGCTTTTCGAGATGCGCCTGCATCGCATCGACGTAACTCCGGAAATTCTCCGCATCGACTTTCACCTGCGAGGCGGCCATCGTCGCATTGGCGGCAATGTTGGCCTTTTCAAGCGCGGTCTGGTTGTCCATCTGCGTGCGCTGCGTGTCGGCCTGCTCCTGCAGCTGCGTCTTCTGCAGATCGATCTGGCCCTTCGCCTGCGCTTCCGCCTGCTTGCTCTGCAGCGCCTGCTGGAGCTGCTGATTCTGCTGCTGGAGCTGCTGGATCATCGCCTGTACTTGCGGCGGCAACCCCGGCTGGCCCTGCGCATTCGGCATGAGCTCGGGCGGCATGATGATCTCGTACATCTCATCGCCCACCGGCCCGATGTTTTTGAGCTTGATGCCCATCGCGATGATCGCGGACGCCGCTTTCGGCCCGGCCACCTGCGCAATCATCCCGATGTTCTGCACCATCGTGTCGACAAAGTCCGTCGCCTCCTGGCGCTGACTTTCATACGCCGGCCCGGTGGTAATCGTCACCGCATGGTCGCCGGCAATCGAGGGCAACGCGGTCGGCCCCGGCTGCTGCGTCGGGTCGTTGATCCGCATCGAGCGCGTATTGCCTTGCGCATCCCGCAAGGGGACGGTGCGCGCCGTGTCATAGACCTTGTCCATCAGGTCTTCGGCCACGACGCCCGAGTGCTGGAGCATCGCTTCGTAATGGTCGACGAAATGAAAGCTGCCCTTCTGCTGGCTGGATTCAATCTGCCGCAGCGCGAGCCCACTCTTCGGGCTGCTCTGCTGCGCGGGCGTCGGCAGCGGCGACACGCCCATCGCGGCTTGAATCGCCTGCCGGGCGGACTCAGCCCCAATTTCGAGACTCTGAATCGCGGGCTCGAAGGGATTGCGCTGCGGGAACTCCGGCGGCGCCCCGGCCGGCAAGCCATCGACGAAATTCTCGACCTGGATCACCGCAATCGGTTCGTGCAGCGATTTCTGCAACGCGAGCAACTGGTCCGGCTTGAGCGAGCCGCGCCGCACAAAATACGGCACCTTCGGCGTCATGCCCACGAGCTCGGCCTGGCTGGTCCGGTAGTAGCAATACAACATGTAGGGATCGCGCGCGAGCCGCGTCATGCTCAGGATCTTGCGTTTGGGCCCTGACCCCTCATCGACGTAGATCACCATCCCGAAACAGGAGATATACGGGATGTATTTCCCGGCCCACGGCACGCGCTTACTCGCCTGCCCCGGCCGCATGAGAATTTCGACGCCGTTCGTCAGATACATCCCGACCGTCGGCACTTCTTCGACTCTGGACTGAATGACCTGCGCCCCCGGCGGCATCTGCGCGAGCTCGGTATCGTAGTACGCGCCGACCTGTCCGGTCGGGAGCTGCAGCAGGAAGAGTTGCCGCGCCTGCGGTTCGACCGTCCAATACTTCGCCACCTGGATCCGCTCCGGCTGAATCCACGTCGGCGCCTGACTGATGATCTGCGGCGTAAAATCCGTGACCTGCGCGTCAGGAAAGGTCCGTCTGAACTCTTTGACACTCATCGTCGTGAGGTCAAACAGATACTTCATGTCCGACGACGTCGGGCGCAGCGCATCGGGGTCGCCGACGATCAGATCGGGATTCGGGACGTCTTCAATCCAGAGGTCGAGGTCGAAGCTCTTGGGCGCGTATTTCGTCGTGTAGCGCATCCAGCCGTAGCTTTGATGGATGGCATTTTGAAACGCGGTCGTATAGGCGACTTGCGCCTGACTGCGGTATTCAATCTCGCGCTGCTTGTCGGAGTAGAACTGCGCGGTCTGGTCGTTCGCGCCGTTCCCGGTCGGCTCGAATTTCGGGCTGCGCGGATTCGCGCGGACGTCGTTGATACACTGATTGAAATACTGATGCAGTTCATCGAGCGCGAGACACGGCCGCCCGGCGTCTTCGCGCTGCTTGCGGTCCTTGGGGTCCCACGGGTCGCCACCGACGTACCGCATATCGTCTTTGGCGTCGGCGCGGATGTCGCCCCATTCGTTGGTGGCGTAGGTATAGCGGTCGCGGATCTCGGTCAGGAGGTCGTCATCATCGGTGGCGGGGTCCGGTGCGAAGCGGCGCGGGGGCGTCATTGGGGGTGACACCGCGTCAGTGCGGCCTCGCGTGATCGACCACCGTCGCAGGCCCCATGAAGGCCGCCACATCGGCCTCGAGCGTGTCGTCGGTCTCCCCAGCGAAGAGGATGATGGTCAGATGGGCCGGCATCGGCATCCCGTGGGACGCGCGCGATAGATGCATCGGGTGCCCCTGCAGGAGCGCCGTCACGTTCGCGCGAGACAGGCCGAGCACGAACAGCTGCTCCTCGTCGTCGCCCGTCGCCCTCGCAAGGAACATCAGGACCCGGTCCCGCGCTTGAGGTTGGCCCGGCTGCGCCAGTTGTAGCTGTGCGATTCGTGGTTCGGATCTGGCGCGGCCTGCGTAGTGGGACGCGGCGTGCGCGGGGCGCGAGGCTTGGCCGGCGTCACGCGCTCGGGCTTGTTGGCCTCCGAGCCGACGGCGAAGTCATGGAGCTGCTGGTGCGTCATGGACGCGCGCAGTTTCTTCGCCAAGGGGAAGGTGGCTCCGTGCTCAGCACTTTGCATGAGCCGCTGCTGACTGCGCGAGACGCTCGGCAATGGCCTACTCCTGCCGGGTCAGTCTACACCCCTGTGTGCCAAAACAGCACACATCCTGTCATTCGTCCCCGCGAAGATCGCGATCTCCCGGGAATCCTGATCATCGTGCTTGACATTGACGTCGCGGTTAGCGAGTGCGGCGCTCGGTGCGGAACTCCTGCACGGCGCGATCGACGCGGTCCGCCTGCACCTTCTCCTCGATCACCACGGGCAGCCTGACGCGCGGCGCGCCCGGCACGTCGGAGGGCGGGGGAATCGGCAGACGGTCTTTGAGATAGGCGTCCACGACGGTCGCGAGCGCGTCCACGGCGTGGGCTAAGGCGTCGGCCTCATCTCGGCCGGTCGTGTGGGCCTCAGGAAAGTCGGGGAAACTCACGAGCCACGTCTCGTTATCGTCCCATTCGAGGTGGACCGGATACTCCACGTCGGATTTAAATCTCCTCGCCGTCTTGCGCTCCCGACGCGCCGCAAGCACCCCCACGATCGCGAGCAGGGTGCCGCCGATCAGCGCCGGGAGCAGCAGCATTAGAGGCCGAGATCGCGTTTCACCTCCGGCCAGGGTTTCCGTCCGGGTTCCTTCAACGCTCGCTGGGCTTCGGCGACATCGCGCTGTACCTCACGCGCCGGGCGCATCTGCGCGGCTTCCTCGTCAGTCAGCACCACATCATCGCGATCGTCGTTGTGCGGGAGCAGCGCGACCAGATCCGCGATCGCCAGTTCCAGCGCCTTCTGTTTGACCGCAGGCGTATCGGCCAGAAAGACGACCCGATTGAACAGCGGTCCGATCTTGCGTTCGTCGAGTGGGAGCGGCGGCTTCGCCCCTGCGTGAGTTTTCGTCCCCAACCACAATCGGCGCAGGATCAGGATGACGACCTGGACCCGCGCTTCGACCGTGGCCGGGATAGCCGGCTGCACCGTCTGGGCCCATTCGACCTCTAGGCGATGCCGCCGGCCGGCATCGTGCTCCTCCTGCTCCAACCGCTGCCGCATCTCGGGCGTGTAGCGATGCAGTTCATTCGTGAGCGTCCTGACGTACGGCGCCGTCGCGCCCGGGCGAAGCCGTCCATCCGGATCCTGGACCAAGGTGGACCCGTCGCGGCTCCGTTTCACGAAGACCTGCATGAGCCAGCGTCCCACGACCACCTCGATCGGGCGTACCAATGTCGATGCCCTTTCTCCAGAAAGAGCATCGACACTCGCCGCCCGACGCTTGGCCCCCGCCGCCCGACGCTTGGCCTCCATCCACCGCCGCTGACTCTGGCGGATGTGCAAATCCCGCGCTTCCAGAAAGGCACGTTCGTACACGTCGAGCCGCTCGAGCAGCCGCGTGCCCAACTCGTCGAGCGTCAGCGGCGCCCCCGCGTCATACAGCACGGCCATCGCTTTCAGCGCGATGTCGCTGGATCCGCTGCCGCCAGGCCATCGCTGAAACACCCGACGCATCGTGTCCGACGTGTCCGTCATACCTTGATCGCCAGCGCGACCACGCCTGTGCTCAGCGCGTTCAGCGCCGCCCACGCGGCAGCGGCCTCGGCGTGATCCGGCAAGAACAGATCGCCCGGATCCGTGCTGATCGCGAGCACCTGTTGCACCAGCCCCAACGCCTTTTTCGCCTTCGTGTTCGATTGGGATTTGCGATGCGGCGGCGGCCCGACCACCGGCCCCCAGCTCTCCTCAACCTTCTGAATCAGCGCAATCGCGTCCGCATCGGATCGGGTGTCCGCGATTTTCTCGACCAGGGCGTTCGCGTCTTTCCGACTCGGTTTCGCCCGCGCGACCAGTTCGACCGCCGCCTTAAACGGCGCATCGTGGCTAATGCCCGCCAGCGTCCGTTGCAGTTCCCGCGAGAGCAACAGCTTATCCACGCCCAGACGCTCGGCGGCAGCTCGGTACTCCCGTTCGCGACGGACATTCCTGACCATCGTCGGGGATTTACCCAACGCCCGCGCGATCGCGTCTTCCCCGTACCCCTCGCTAATCATCGCTTCGGCCGCCGCAATGATTTCGTCATCGGCGAGACGCGCCCCGCCAAACTGGTTCACGGCGGCCCCGATCATTTTCGCCAAGTTGTGTTGGGGAAACTTCACGCGGTAGGCCGCGATGGTTTTGTGCCCCGCCCGCCGAAACGCGGCCACCCGGGTATTGCCGTCGACCACCTCGTTGTTGGTCGTGATCAGGATGGGCGGGAACACCGCGCCGTGCTTCAGGTGCGTTTCGAACTGCTCGACCATCGTGGTCGGAGCGCGGTGGGCTTCCTGGCGAATCTGCGTCGACCCCTGGAATTTGAGTTTGGCAATGGGAAACGCCGGATCGAGGTCGAAGGTCAGTTTCCAGCTGTTCAGTAGCGCTTCGACGCGGGTATCAATCAGCACGGTGTCGGCGTCGTCGTCAGTCGGAAGCGGTCCGGGGGTTTCGATGATGGCATCAGTCTCTGGCATAGGTCAGCTCCTTGTGTGCCGGGAGCGTAGCCTATATGGTGCGGACGCGTCAAGCAGCCTACGCTACATAGCTCACCCCCACGTCGAGCGCGGCCGATAGACCGGCGCCTCACTCCCCGCCGCTACCCGCACCGGATACGCAAACGTCAGCGCCAACGCGTCCGCATCGTCCGGACTCGCCACGCCGCGCGCCTTCAGATGCTCTTTGCTCTCGAGCACCACCCGGTCCTGCTTGTCGTGCGTATACCCCGGCCCAATCAGATCCTGTTCGAGCCGCGCATCGCTCGGAATCGCGCCCCGGTCTCTGAGCCAATCCCGCAGCCGCGTCCACATATACGCCCGCATGTTCGCGCACTGACTGTCCGGCGATTGCGCCCCGAACTGCACATCGACCACATTGTCGTGTCCGAGCTGCCGCAGCCGGTCGCCAATCGGGCCGCCAATGCCCGTGGCGTCGATAAACATGGTCGTGAGGCGTCGCCCGTCATAGGTCTGCTGGAGGATGCTGGTCGCCAGCGAGACGAGCCGCATCGAATCCCGCGCCTGCTCGCCGGGCACCCGCACCGGCTTGATCGACCGCGCATCGGCGCCGCGCCGGAACCGGAAGACGCACGTGTCATCGCCCCCGCGCGCGACGTCGAGCCCGCACACGAGCGGCTCATCGGGCAGCACCGCAATCTCGCGCCGCTGCGCCCGCGCTATCGTCGCCGTGTCGATGAATTGCAAATCAGACGCGGCGGGCGGCAAGCCCTTCACGCGGACGCGGACGAAATCCGAGTCTTCGCCGTAGTCGGTGATCCACTCCGCGATCTGCGTCTTGTTGGTGAAACGGCTATCCCGCGAGTCGACCACAATCGGCTGCCAGCGGTCGCGCATGCTGCCAAAACAGATCTGGTGGAATCGGCCCGTGCTCCGCGTGCAGTTGCCGAACACGAAGATCATCGGCTCGCCGTCGGTCAAGCCGCCTTCCGCGACGTCGTAGATGATGTCGGGCACCGCGCTCCCTTCATCGATGATGTAAAAGCTCGTGCTGTCGGCCGCATGCTGACCGGCAAACGCTTCGCTGTTTTCCTCTTTGCAGCTCTGAGGCGCGCAGAACCAGGACTCGCGACTATCGACGCGATAGAAGCGATTCGCGTTCACCTCGAACCAATGTGAGGTGAGGCAGCGCCGCGTCCACGTTTGAATCGCCGCCCACGTCTTCGTATCGAGCTGGGTCGCGGTGTTCGCCGTCACCGTGCCACGGCAGTGCGGACGCGTCGACATAATCCAGTCGACCAGCCACGCTTGAAGCGTCGATTTGCCAATGCCGTGGCCTGACGACACCGCCACGCGAATCGGATCGACCGCTTTCACGCCATCGAATTTCCTGGCCTTCACCGCAGCCCCGATGCGGGTCAGCGCGTCGGCTTGCCAGACGTCAGGGCCGCGATGCTCCGCGAGCGGGCCAGGCTCGCCCCACGGATAGCAGCCCTTGACGAAGCGCAGCGGGTCGGCGTAGCAGGTCGCCACGAAGTCCGCGAGCTCGAGATCGACGTCGGCGTCCGTCGGCGGCACATTCACACCGAAGGCGTCT